GTTCGGGCGTAGTCATTATTGCTTACGCAGGCGCGCAAGTCTTTGTGGGCGGCACAGTTACATCTTCCGGTGGAAACACAATCCATACTTTTACTTCGTCAGGCGCTCTTGGCCCAGGGTATGACGTTTCGTATTTGGTTGTTGCAGGCGGCGGTGGCGGCGGGCTTAACGGCGGTGCGGGCGGAGGTGCGGGCGGTTTATTAACCAGTTCCCTAACTTTAGTAACCGGCACGTCTTATACGATCACTATCGGCGCGGGCGGTGCCGGTGCACCTAATACAAGCAACCCTGGAGTTAACGGCTCAAACTCTGTTTTTAGTTCTGTAACTTCTACCGGCGGTGGAGGGGGCGGCTCTTATTCAGGTTCAACATCACCCAACGGTGTTGCGGGCGGTTCAGGCGGCGGCGGTTCACATACGGGCGGCGGCGGTGCAGGGGTATCCGGTCAAGGTTTTGCAGGCGGCGCAGGAAACTTAAACCCTGTAGGCGGTGGCGGCGGTGGTGCAGGAGCAGTAGGCGCTAACGCCCCGTTTGTCACTACAGGTGGTAATGGCGGTGTGGGTGTATCTTCTTCGATTACCGGCACAGCTACATTTTATGCGGGTGGTGGTGGCGGTAGCAACGGTGGCACAGGCGGCAATGGCGGTGGCGGTGCTGGCGGCGGTGCTGGTGTTGCGGGAACGACCAATTCGGGCGGCGGCGGTGGTGGTGGTTTAGGTGGCGCCGGCGGTCAAGGTGGTTCGGGTGTTGTCATCTTGTCAATTCCAACTACCAAATACAGCGGCACAACCACAGGCTCACCCACCGTCACAACTAGCGGTGCAAATACAATATTGACGTACACAAGCTCGGGGAGTTACACAGCATGAGTTATTTCGCAAGAGTACCAACAATTACAAATGGCAAAGGCATCGTGGATAATGTCATTGCTGCTGATCAAGCGTTTATTGACTCAGGCTTAGAAGGCGACCCTAGTATGTGGTGGCAAACCTCATACAACACCCACGGCAACGTGCACTACGGTCAAGACGGTCAACCTGATGGCGGCGTAGCGCTGCGCGCAAACTATGCCGGAATTGGGTACACGTTTGATGAAACTGTTGTCCAAGATGGTGTGGTCGGTGTGTTCTACGCGCCCCAACCTTACCCATCTTGGATTCTAAATACCCAAACGTATTTGTGGGAAGCACCTGTACCTTACCCTAACGACGGACAAAATTACACTTGGGATGAAGCAACTCAATCATGGGTGCTTGCGCCCGTATAGTCTAAGTAATATACTAATCGTACTGGTGCGATCCACCAGGACTCCTCGGAGTTACAAATGCCAGACGAAGTAAGCCCAGCGGAAGTACCCGCGCCAGCACCGGAAGTTACGGCAGAACCGGTTGTTGAAGTATCTGCGCCGGAAGTACCCGAAGCAGCACCTAAGACCTTCTCACAAGAGGAATTAGACGCAGCCATCGGCAAGCGGCTCGCACGCGAGCAGCGAAAGTGGGAAAGGGAAAGAGCGGTTCAACCTGTTGCGCCTCAAGCACCGGTCACGCCCGAGCAGTTTGCCTCAAACGAAGATTATGTCGAAGCCTTGGCAGAACAACGTGCGGAGCAAAAACTAGCCGAGCGCGAGCAGCGCAAGCAGCAAGCTGAAATACTCGAAACCTATCACGACAAGGAAGAGGAAGTTCGTGCGAAGTATGAGGACTTTGAACAAGTCGCATACAACCCGAATCTGCCGATTACTACCGTGATGGCCCAATCCATTCAGGCCTCGGACAATGGCCCCGAAGTGGCTTACCACTTAGGTGCAAACCCCCGAGAAGCGGAACGGATTTCACGTCTTTCGCCTATCATGCAAGCCAAAGAGATCGGGAAGATTGAGGCTCAGTTAGCCGCAAACCCACCGGTCAAAAAGACGTCCAACGCACCAGCGCCTATTTCACCTGTTTCAGCCCGTACTACCGGCTCACCGGCCTACGATACGACTGATCCACGCTCTATTAAGTCAATGTCCACGTCAGACTGGATTGAGGCCGAAAGATTGCGACAGATAAAGAAGCACGAAGCGCGTACCCTCCGCTAACTTATTTTAGGAATTATCATGGCAAATAGCATTCTAACCATTGACATGATCACCCGTAAATCCCTCGAAATCCTCGAGAACAACTTGGTGATCAGTCGCAACGTCAATCGTCAGTACGACGATTCATTCGCCGTTGAAGGCGCAAAAATCGGTTCAACCCTGCGTATTCGCTTACCTGACCGCGCCTTAGTTACTGACGGTGCTGCCTTGCAAGTGCAAGACGACAACGAACAGTTCACAACTTTGACTGTTTCAACCCAAAAGCACATTGGCGTGAACTTTACCTCTGCCGAACTCACCATGCAATTGGATGACTTCGCAGAACGCGTTCTCAAGCCCCGTGTGTCGCAATTGGCATCAAGCGTTGACGCTGACGTGGCAACTGCCTACAAAGGCATTTACAACTCAGTCGGTACACCTGGCTCGACTCCTTCGACTTCTGCAGTTCTGCTTGCAGCACAACAGAAACTCAACGAGTTTGCCACCCCCATGAGCCCACGTTACGCGACTGTTAACCCAGCCGCCAACGCCGGTTTGGTCGAGGGCTTGAAAGGTCTGTTTAACCCAACTGGTACTATCAGCCGTCAGTTCAAGAACGGTATGATGGGCGAAGGCGTATTGGGCTTAGACGAGATCAATATGTCGCAGTCGATTGTTCAGCACACAACCGGTGTTACACCAACTGCCCCAATCGTGGCAACTGCTGTGACTACCCAAGGTGCAACATCGCTTGACATCAGCTTCACAAGCGGCTCACCCACGTTTAAGATTGGTGACGTATTCACTATCGCTGGCGTGTTTGCAGTCAACCCACAAACCCGTCAAACAACTGGCTCGCTGCAACAGTTTGTCGTAACTGCTGACGTAACTGTTTCGTCAACAACTACCGCAACTCTGTCAGTTCAACCACCTATGTTTACCTCGGCTAACGCCTTGGCTACCATCAGCGCGTTCCCAGCAGCTAGCGCTGTGCTGACGTTCTTGGGTGGATCGGCTACAGCGTACCCGCAAAACTTGATCTATCACAAAGATGCGATCACGTTAGCGACTGCTGACTTGCTGTTGCCACAAGGTGTTGACATGGCTTCACGCCAAGTGCATAACGGTATTTCGTTGCGTATCGTACGTCAGTACGACATCAACAACGACCGTATGCCTTGCCGTATTGACGTGTTGTACGGCTTTAACGCGGTTCGTCCGGTCACAGCCGTCCGTCTGTGGGGCTAAACAGAGTGGGGCTTCGGCCCCATTTTCTAAACTTTTTAAAGGAAATTCATCATGCCAACTCTTCCAAATGGCGCAGGCGGATATCAATTCGGTGACGGTAACGAAACCGAAATTAACATGGTCACGCAAGTGACTCCTACAGCTAAAACAGCCGCAGCCACTCTGACTGCTGCTGAATTGGCAACCGGCATCATCACCTATAACGGTGCTGCTGCTGCGTTAACAATGCCTTTGGGTACAGCTCTAGAAGCTGCTTTCCCAAGCATGAAAGTCAATAGCTGTTTTGACTTTTTCATTATCAACATCGGTGGCACAAACGCTGCTACGGTCACGGCTAACACCGGCGTGACTTTGGTTGGAACTGCTGCTGTTTCGGCAAACACTTCTTGCAATTGGCGTGTTCGCAAGACCGCTGAGAATACCTACGTCGCCTTGCGCGTCGCAGGTTAATGCAAAGAGGGGCGGGCGATCCTCGCCCCTCGCACAAGGATTCTGAATGCACATTTACCTCAAGCACCCCGTACACGGCAACAAAGTGGCAATTTCCGATGTGGAAGCCGAAGAAGACGTCAAAAACGGGTGGGAAGTATATAATTTAGACGCGCCTAAAGTAGAGGCTGCGCCTGTGAATGAGCTAAAACGACGTCGTAAAACGGAGTAGGTATGACTACAACCACAGCCGGTGATCAAATCAATGGGGCGCTACGCCTAATCGGTCAACTGGCTGAAGGTGAAGAACCGTCTGCTGCGACCGCTAATGATGCGTTAGCCGCACTCAATCAGATGATCGACTCATGGAACACCGAACGATTGTCGGTGTTCTCAACGCAAGATCAGGTCTTCTCTTGGTTGCCAGGCTTTGCCACGCGCACTCTTGGCCCCACGGGCGACTTCGTAGGTAACAGACCCATCCTGATAGATGACTCGACTTACTTTCGTGACCCGTCATCTAACATTTCGTTTGGCATTAAGCTAATCAATCAGCAGCAATACAACGGCATTGCGGTCAAGACCGTGACGTCCACCTATCCCCAAGTCATGTTTGTCAATATGACTTACCCCGACATTACGATGACTGTCTATCCGGTGCCTACCAAGGTATTGGAATGGCACATTATATCGGTTGAGGAATTGACTACGGCTGCGTTGTTGTCTACACCTTTGGCGTTCCCACCAGGCTATCTTCGCGCATTTAAGTACAACTTGGCGTGTGAGATTGCACCTGAGTTTGGCGTTGAGCCTAGCCCCCAAGTGTCGCGCATCGCCATGTACTCTAAGCGTAACTTGAAGCGCATCAACAACCCCGACGACATTATGTCGCTGCCGTACTCAATTGTTGCAACGCGTCAACGCTTCAACATTTTTGCGGGCAACTATTAATGAAGTCGCCTATCCTCGGCTCGGCGTATGTGGCGCGCAGCGTCAACGCTGCCGACAACCGTATGATCAACTTGTTTCCCGAGGTGGTTGCCGAGGGCGGACTAGAACCTGCTTTTCTGAACCGCGCGCCTGGGTTGCGTTTAATTACACCAGTTGGTACTGGCCCCGTGCGTGGGCTTTGGCAGTACGGTGGTTACGCCTACGTTGTGTCGGGCAATACGCTTTATAGAGTTGACGACCAATACGTTATCACTACGCTCGGCGTAGTTGCCAACGATGGGCCGGTGTCGATGACTGATGATGGCAACCATTTATTTGTTGCGTGTAACGGGCCAAGTTTTGTCTACAACGCCACAACAGGCGCGTTTGGTCAAATTACTGACGTAGACTTCCCTGGCGCGCTAACGGTGTCGTACCTTGGCGGCTACTTTGTGTTCATAGAGCCCGATAGCCAGCGCGTGTGGACGACTGCATTGCTTGACCCACTAAGTATTGACCCTCTTGATTTCGCAAGCGCAGAGGGCGATCCTGACAATCTAGTGTCATCCATTACCGACCATTCTGAGATTTGGTTGTTTGGTACAAATTCAGTCGAGGTTTGGTACAACGCCGCAGCCGGTGCGGGTTTTCCCTTACAGAGAATCCAAGGCGCGTTCAATGAGATTGGATGCGCTGCAACATTTTCCGTTGCCAAATTAGATAATGGGCTGTTTTGGTTAGGCTCGGATGATCGTGGGCGCGGGATTGTTTACCGCTCACAAGGCTACACCGGTGTGCGAATTAGCACCCACGCAGTCGAGTGGCAGATTCAACAGTACGGTGACATTTCTGACGCTATTGCCTACACCTATCAACAAGACGGTCATGCGTTCTACGTCTTGACTTTCCCCACCGCGCAAGCGACTTGGGTGTTTGATGTGGCAGCACAGGCGTGGCATGAGCGAGCAAGTTTTAGCAACGGCGACTTTAGCCGTCACCGCAGCAATTGCCAAGTGTCGTTTAACCAAGAAATTATTGTAGGCGACTACCAAAACGGCAACCTATACGCCTTTGATTTGGAAGTCTACGCAGATGGCCCACGCACTCAGAAATGGTTGCGTTCGTGGCGCGCGCTGCCTACCGGCACCAATAACTTTAAACGTACCGCGCAACACTCGCTCAAGTTAATCTGCGAGGCCGGTGTGGGTTTGCCAGGCGTAACAGAGGTGCCTGGGCGCATCTATTTGAGCCCCTTAACCATATCGGGGTCACTCGGTATTGTCGATCAAATTGAAATCATTATTGCAGAGGATGACTTTGTGCAACCTCAAGTCATGCTGCGTTGGTCAGATGACGGCGGTCACACTTGGTCAAACGAACATTGGAAGTCAATGGGTGGCGTGGGCGAGTACGGCAAGCGTGTGCTTTGGCGTCGCCTTGGCATGACTGAGAAATTGCGGGATCGGGTGTATGAGATTTCAGGCACCGATCCGGTCAAGATTGCCATCATGGCGGCTGAACTTGACGTTGAGGCAACCAAAGCATGAACCCCACGCAAATCACCGCGCCTCGAGTTCCGCTTGTAGACCCTGCAACGGGTCTGATCTCGCGCGAATGGTTTAGGTTTCTCAACGCAATATACGAACAACTAGGCGGGGGCACGGGTGCTGCGTCCGGTACGTTTACCACAGCCGATTCTAAAACCGTGACGGTCGTCAACGGCATCATTACAGGGATAGTCTAATGTCGATCAATCTTTCAGCCTTTGCTGGTGCGGGCGCGCAATTCTCGGACGCCAATGGCGCGCCTTTGACCGGTGGCTTGATATACACCTATCTAGCGGGAACTTCTACGCCAGCTACGACCTACACCACCCGCGACGGCACAACCAACAACACCAATCCGATTGTGTTGGATGCGGCAGGGCGCACACCGGCTGAGATTTGGTTAGATGGTGGAGTGCTGTACAAGTTTATTTTAAAAACTTCGGCTTTTGTGCAGATCGGGTCGTATGACGATATTCCCGCAATTAACGACACCACAAGCATTAGCAACCTGATCACGGTTGCCGGTACAAACACGTTAACCGGCTTGGCAACACCTGCTTTGGGTGGCTACGCTACGGGCGCACAATTTAGTTTTATTGCCCAGAACACCAACACCGCTGCGGTGACAATCGACATTGACACGCTTGGTGTCAAGTCAATTACCAAGTTTGGCACAACACCTTTGGCGGCGGGCGACATCATTGCTGGCGCGTTGATGCTCATTGAGTACGACGGCACACGCTTTCAGTTGCTTAACGTCACTAGCAACACGTTTAAGTACATTGTTGAGCCAACTACCATTTCGGCTACTGCGGCGACCGGCACAATCAATTACGACGTAGCGACACAATCCATTGTGTACTACACGACTAACGCAAGTGCCAACTGGACACTAAACTTTAGAGCGTTGTCTTCGGCAACTCTTAACAGCTTGATGGCTATTGGGCAGACCATCACGGTTACCTTTATGGCAACCCAAGGTGCGACTGCGTACTACAACAGCGCGGTTACCATTGACGGTGCAGCCATTACGCCTAAATGGCAAAGCGGTATTACGCCAAACGCCGGTAACGCTAACTCGGTAGACACATACACCTACGCCATCATCAAGACTGCCAATGCAGCGTTTACCGTGCTGGCTTCGCAAACAAGGTACGCATAAATGCCACGTTTATCGACCATCGGTGTAGCTTCGGCGGGCGCGTTTGGCTTTGGCACAAACTCGCAGATTCCAATTGAATATTTGATTATTGGTGGTGGTGGTGCAGGCGCATATTCGTTTTACAACGGTGGTGGTGGCGGCGCAGGCGGTTACCGGACAAGCACTCTTAATTTAAACAGCAACACCCTTTATTCGGTTGTAGTAGGCGCGGGCGGTGCCGGTGGTCGCCCAGGCGGCGTAAACGGTAGCAACTCATCGTTGGCGGGCATAGTATCGCTTGGCGGCGGGGGCGGTGGATACGAAGGTAGCCTTAACGGAAAAACTGGCGGTTCAGGTGGCGGCGGCGGTGTAACCGGCAGCGGGGGCCCCGCAGGTAGCGGCGGTGCGGGCACAGTCGGACAAGGTAATTCAGGCGGTAATGCCGCGGTTGATTCAACTGCCGGTGGAGGCGGGGGTGCGGGTGCAGCAGGTGGAACTAATGGCGGCGGCGGCACGTCATCTTCCATTACCGGCACGGCAGTTACCCGAGGTGGTGGTGGCGGTGCTAGCGGTGGCGGTGCGGGAGGTTCAGGTGGTGGCGGCGCAGGTGGCACGTCTGGCGGTGGTGGTGGAG